AAAGAACCCTGAACTCAATATGCTCTGTCAAAAGGGCATAGGGAACATGATTCGACGCCGCTTGAAACGTGTACGTATTGACCTCAACGATCAGTCGTACAATCAGTACTTGGCCGGATGCGGTTCTCGCACTGGTGCGCTAGCAACGATCGATTTGAAAGCTGCTTCTGACAGTGTCAGTTTGCGGTTAGTAAGAGAGTTGTTGCCTGCTTCCTGGTACCGTTTCATTGAGATGACCCGTGCGGAGCACATCGTGCTTCCGGATGGTCGCTTGCATACTCTGGAGAAGGTCAGTTCGATGGGCAACGGTTTCACCTTCGAGTTGGAAAGCCTGATTTTCTGGGCTCTCACCTCGGCGGTCGTTGACCTGTCGAAAATTGAGGACAGACGCATCGGCGTCTACGGTGATGACATTATAGTACATCACAGTGTCGCTAACAGCCTTGTGAACACTCTAGCATACTGCGGCTTCGAGACAAATGTCGACAAGACGTGGTGCGAGGGTCCCTTCCGGGAGTCGTGCGGTAAGCATTACTTCTATGGGCTGGATGTTACTCCTTTCTACATTAAAGAGGATCTCGATCTTCTGGAAAACCGCTTTCACGCGATCAACCAGTTGAACGAGTGGGTATACCGCTATGTCGCATGTGGCGGGAACCTCACGAACGTTGGCTTCCACGATTACACAGTTAGGAAACTGCTGGGTAATGCATGGAATTTCGTGCCTCCGCATATGGATTCGAAGACGGGGATTTACTCGCCTTCCGCCAGTCATGTGCCTGGTCTCGTATACAGCCTGAAAAGCTCTGGATACGTTTACAGGCAACGCATTTCCGGCTTCCTGAAGCTTAATAGGAAGACAGGAAAACGCGTGTGGCGATCTGGTTGCAAGACCAAATCTATGCGCACTACCGGAGCGTACCTCACCTGGCACCTGAAGGCGCAAGCCAACGGGACAGGTGGTGAACCATCCGAAATAGCGATACATGGTGAAAGAGTAGTATGGCGGTGGAAAACCCGCCGTACGTCCACGTGGGA